ACCAGATGAAAAAACTATTAATGGTGATCTTTTATTCATGTCTATTGGATCTCCTGGTTTAAATCATGTAGCTATTTTCTTAGATGGAGATGTTTTACATCATTTAACCGATAGACTATCTTGTAGAGAGGCTTATTCTCAATGGCTACTGAAATGTACAGGAGGGAGGTATCGTTATGTTGCGTAAAGTAAAACTATATGGAGAACTTGCTGAGTTTGTAGGTCACAAACAATTTGAAGTAAAAGTAGACAGTATCGGTAGAGCAGTAAGTTTTTTAATAAATAATTTCCCTGGAATTGAAAAGTATATGTCTCCAAAGTATTACCAAGTAAAAGTAGGTAACTATGAAATAGGTGAAGATGAATTACATTATCCTATTGGACAAGCAGAAGATATACATTTTGTTCCAGTTATCAGTGGTGCTGGAGGAAGAGGATTAGGTAAAACTCTATTAGGAGTAGCTTTGATTGGTATAGCAATAGCAGCACCAGGAGCAGGATTTATGGCTCAAGGTGGTTTTGGTTTCGGATCTACTGCTGTTGGAGCAGCAAAATTTAGTATGGCAGCTACTTTAGGAAATATAGGTATTGGTTTAACCTTGATGGGAGTATCTGAAATGCTTACTCCTTTACCCCCAAAAAGAGATTTTAATAGTGAGGAAGATCCAAGACTGTCATATAACTTTTCTGGAACTCAAAACACATCAAGGGCTGGTACTCCCGTTCCAATTTGTTACGGAGAAATCATAACTGGATCGGTAGTTATATCTGGAGCAGTCGATACTCAACAGGTACAAGCATGACAAAAGCACCAAGAAAAATTATTGGTTCTGGTGGTGGTAGGCAACGAGTTCAGCAAGCTATACCAACAAGAACTCCCGATACCTTACATAGTAGGCAGTTTGCTACTTTTCTTGATCTTATTTCTGAAGGAGAGATAGAAGGTTTTGCATCTGCCTCAAAAGAGGGTAGAACGCAGGGAACTGCTGCATATAATAATGCTGCATTGAAAGATGTATTTTTAAACGATACTCCTGTTTTAAAATCAACTGCTGATTCAACTAATCCAGTTACAACTGATTTTAATTTTCAAGATGTAGGTTTTACTCCCAGGTTTGGAACTGCAAACCAGACAAAAGTAAATGGAATCGAAAGCAGTTCTTCAGTAACAGCAGTAGGTGTAACTGTCACAGCTTCAACTCCCGTTACACGACAAATAACAAACTCAAATGTCGATGCAGTAAACGTAACTATAACCTTTCCACAATTACAAAAAGCTACAGATAAAGGAGATTTATTAGGCTCTTCTGTTCGATTAAAGATAGCGGTTCAATATAATTCTGGTGGTTTTACTGATGTTATTGATGATACTGTTACAGGTCGAACTGCTGATGCGTACCAAAGGGATTACAGAGTGAATCTTACAGGTGCTTTTCCTGTTGACATAAGAGTTACAAGAGTAACCGCAGATAGCTCAACTTCAAGTCTTATTGATGCTTTTGCATGGACAAGTTTTGGTGAAATAATTGACGATGCAAATACTTATCCCGACAGTGCTTATGCTGCTATTCGTTTGGACTCAATGCAGTTCAGTTCAATACCCACAAGAAAGTACAGAGTAAGGGGAGTAAAAGTAAGAATACCAGGTGCAGGAGCTAATGGATCGGGCACTCCAACTGTTGATGCTAATACTGGTCGAATTATTTACCCTGACGGCTATGTCTTTAACGGAGTACTCGGAGCAGCCCAATGGTGCTCATGCCCAAGCATGGTGCTACTCGATTTGCTTACGACCCAGAGGTACGGATTTGGAGATCACATAACAGACAGCAGCCTTGACTTATTCTCTTTTGTAAATGCCAGTAAGTTTGCAAATACTTTGGTATCAGATGGTTTTGGAGGACAGGAAGCTAGATTCAGTTGTAATGTAAATATTCAAAATAGTGGAGAGGCATTTACTTTAATAAATGAGTTAGCTGGTGTTATGAGATGTATGCCTATATGGTCTGCGGGTTCAATAACACTTACACAGGACAAACCAACCGATGCAAGTTATTTATTTAATTTATCGAATGTAGGCGAGGGTGGATTCAATTACTCAGGTAGCAGTTTAAAAACAAGACACAGTGTAGTATCTGTTTCTTACTTCAACATGGATAGTAAGGAAGTAGACTTTGAGGTTTATGAAGATACTGCATTGATAGCCAAAATAGGCACAGTAGTTAAGCAAGTAAAAGCATTTGCGTGTACCAGCCGTGGTCAAGCTCGAAGATTGGCAAAGGCAATCGTTTTCTCGGAAAACAATGAAAGTGAGGTGGTGGCATTTACAACATCAATAGATTCTGGTGTAGTTGTGCGACCTGGTGCAGTGATTGACATAGCAGATCCAGTAAGATCAGGAGTTCGCAGAGGTGGAAGAGTAAACACAGCGACCACTACTCAGATAACTGTAGATGATTCTGCTGCCACAGATTTACCAACAGCTAACAATCCAACTTTAAGCGTCATACTACCTAATGGAACGGTAGAAACAAAAGGAGTTCAATCTATATCTGGTGCAGTTATTACAGTATCTTCTGCTTTCTCACAGGCTCCAAATGCAAATACAGTATGGCTTTTGCAAAATGATACAGTCCAGGCTCAGAAATTTAGAGTATTAACAGTCGAGGAACAAGATGGATTAGTCTATGCGATTACTGCTTTATCTTATGTAAATGCAAAATATTCATTTATAGAAGATGGTGCGAGTTTGCCAGCAAGAGCAGTATCAATACTTAATCTTCCAAAAGATCCTCCATCTGCATTACAGGCTGAAGAAAAAATTGTTGTTATCAATAACCAAGCTGTATCTAAATTAATTCTTAGTTGGCAACCTATTGTCGGTGTTACGCAGTATCAGGTTAACTATAGATTCAATAATGGTAACTTTATATCTCAAACTGCATCTGCTCCTGACTTTGAAATTTTTGATAGCGATGTTGGAACGTATGAGTTTCAAGTCTTTAGTTATAATACTGCATTACAGACAAGTGCCACTTCTGCCGATCTTACTTTTGTTGCACAAGGTAAAACTGCATTACCAGCAGATGTTACTGGTTTAACAGCAGAGCCTATTAGTGAGAAATTAGTAAGATTACGTTGGAATTTATCTACTGATGTTGACGTTATTCATGGTGGTCGTGTTTATGTAAGACATTCTACGTTGACAGATGGTAGTGCAACTTTTGCTAATAGCACCGATTTGATCGAAGCATTAGCTGGTAATACGACAACTGCTGAAGTGCCCTATTTAGAGGGAGAATATATTTTAAAATTTAGAGATGATGGTAATAGATTTAGTGCTGGAGAAACAAGTGTAATTATTGATCTACCTGATAACTTAGCTCCTTTGATTGCTTTAACAAGAAGAGAAGATCAAGATACTCCAAAATTCCAAGGAACGAAAACTAATGTTTCTTTCGATGCAACTACAAATAGTTTAAATTTGGCTGGTACTGGACAATTTGATGCGATAACTGATTTCGATTTAGTTGGTTCAGTTGATGATTTTGGAGGTATTTCTTCATCTGGTACTTATGAGTTTGGTGGATCTGCTGGTGGTTCTTTCTTAGATTTAGGTGGTGTATTTAGTGTAGATTTTAAACGACATTTTCTTACTGAAGCATTTTTCCCCTCTGATCTGTTCGATTCCAGAGGTTTGATTGATAGTATTACAGACTTTGATGGTACAGAAGCTCTTGATGTAAATGCTGAAATGCAAGTTGCAGTTACACAAGATAATCCTAGTTCTGGCTCTCCAACTTATACTGCGTTTCAAACTTTTGCTAATGGTACTTATAAAGGCAGAGGTTTTAAATTTAAAGTAAATCTCACAAGTAACGATACAGCACAGGATATAAAAGTTTCTCAGTTAGGCTATACAGCATCTTTACAGAGAAGGACAGAACAAGGTAATGTTATTGCAAGCGGAGCAGGAGCAAAGGCTGTTACCTTTACTAATCCGTTTTTTGTTGGTACATCTTCCTTGCTTGGAGCAAATTCCAATCTACCCTCTGTTGGTATCAATGCTCAAAATATGGCATCAGGAGATTACTTTGAAGTAAGTAGTGTATCTGGAACGGGCTTTACTGTTCACTTCAAAAATTCATCAAATGCTTCGATTGATAGAAATTTCACCTATCAGGCTG